CAGTTCCGGTACCAGTGCCAGTAGATCCCGTTGGATCTTGCACAGGGGTAATAGAGAAATTTTGATCCGCAGCAAACTTAGCCAGTATTGCAAGTTGGTCTTTTGAAAGCTGCTTTGCGTCAAAAATATCTTCGCCGATATTGAAGTATCGATACGGCGTTTCTATGGCAGCATTGTACCCTGCAAGGTCTTCAGGAGACCACTCTTCATCGTCGTATACCGGAGCTGTGACCGTGATCTCTGGGAGCGCGTTAGGGTCTTGCACAGCAAAACCACCAACTTTTGGCAAATCAACTACGACATCACCCGGTAGAGGCTTTTCGGTGGTTATTCCACCAGACAGTTCCGCGTATTGTCCGAGTTCTGGAAACTCCTTTGAACCAGTTTCAGATTGCGCAAATGCGGTAGCAAACGCTTCTGCATCCTCCGGACTGATGCCTGCTTCAATAAGCTGGTTGTATTTATCAGTGTACGAGGCGTTAAACGGATCCGTTGCATCGGCAACAGTGGTCTTATCCACAACAGTCGGTCTGCCTACGCCATCAGAACGCTCTTCAATCGGCGTCGTTTGATTTTTGGTGTTCGTCAGAATCGACCCGGCGTTAACCATGACGGCGTCCACCGGGTCAACACCACGAACAACGGCGCTCGTGGCGACGTTTGATACGTTGCCAGCCAAGTTGGCGTAGTAGTCAAGGTCGCCGCCAATCGAGTTAACCGCGCTCGAGACAAGATCGCCCGCTTTCGTACCAGCAAAATTGCCGACAATACTCTTGGCAATCTCTTCTGCGATATTGCCGCCGTATGCAGCAGTCACGATGCCAGACTCCAGACCGCTGGTAACAAGACCAGAGACCTGTTTAGTCGTAATTCCCGCAGCCTGTGCGATGCTGTTGATGACATCTTGGCCACGAACCAGATCCCCGCCACCAAGCAAGCGTGCAGCGACATCCCCAGAGTTAGCAGCCAATGCGCCACCAGCGGCACCTGTGGCGAATGCCGTGCCGAAGTCCGCCTCAGGGTTCATGATTTTCGCAACGACGGCGTTTGTGGTGCCGCCAACAATGGCGTTGGCTATGGTCTTGCTAAGTGCGGTCTCCGTGGCGGCCTGTGCTGCACCTTGTGCGGCGGTCTGTCCGAGGGTGTTTGCGATGCCTTGACTCAGGCCTTGAGTAATTCCTTGTGCAAATTGACCACCGGCTGTACTACCAAAGTAGGAGGTGCCTGCGGTCTTTAGAATGTCGCCAAAACTCCCACCAGCGTCCGCCACGTTGGCTGCAGCCAGTGCCGCACCCAATGCCGGGTTAAACAGCGAGGCACCAATCTGAATGACTTTGCCAAGATCTCCTAGGCCACCCAAAAAACCTTCGTCCGTGTCAATCTTGACGCTGGTGCTCCCTACCCCTGTAAACGTGCCGTCTTCGTTTTTCTTAAACAGAAGATAGTTAGCGCCGTCCTTCGCGTAGTAAGTATCGCCTTGCTTATCCGCTGGTGTAAGTTTTAGCTTGTTTGCAGCCAGATCATCTGCAGAGACAGACTTCCCGTAATACTTTTCGCTGTTCTCAATCAGACGAGTGACGCGGTTCGCTCCAGAAAAAGCACCAGTTTCTGGATCCCTTTTGTCCAGTGCCGAAACCATCTGGTTAAGTCCGACACCAGACGTAACTGTCGTATTACCTGTCTTTTTAACAGAAACAGGCACAATGTTATTTTTGTATAAGAAGTCTGCCGCAGCAGAGATCTTTGAGTTCACCGCCTCAGCAAGAGGTGCATTTCCTGTGTACGAGGAAGCAGCGGAGACGATGGGCATCTTCTTGCCCGACTCATTCACCTTGGCAACGCTCTGAATCCCCGGATTGCTAAGAGAGTCAATTTTTGCCAGAGAAGATACAGCGGCTTTAGTTTCTGCCGCATTTGAAGCAGTCTCTTGTTTGACCGTGGCAGTAAGCTCTGACTTTGGTATCCCAAGCTTCGCACCCTCTTTATAAAGGGTGTCAATCTCAGCCTTTTGCGCCAGTTTAAGCTGAGTAAGTTCAGCGTTCTCTGCTGCGGAAGACGCTTTAATGGTGGCGCTGAAATCTTTTACTGTTGCGGCACCCTCTTTCTTGGCAGCCGAAACAGCGGAGTTGATGGTCTTGCTGTCCGCGCCCTGCAAAAGCAGGTCTGATTTGACGTTCGCCGTGTTGACAGCCGCATCAAACGTGGTGGCGGCAAGCAGGATCTTATTGACATCACTGATTGCCGTTTTGCTACCAGATTCGGCGATGGTATTTGCAGCGGTGGACACCACCGTTTTCACCGACGCGGCGGCAGTCTCTCGAGCGGCAGGGATGGTGGTGCTGGCTATTTCCTTGAGTGCCGAGCCTGCGGGTGCTTTCGCTGCCACTGCAGCCAGAGCCTCGGTTGCCTGAATAACCGCGTTTGCATTTTTAACTGCGGTATTTGCAATGGTGACGCCAGAAGCGGTTTTGCTGGCCGGAGGAGCAGAAACTGCTTCTGCCAGCTTTTGAACAGACGCCGTCAACTTTTCAGTGGACGCAGCCAGCTTTGCTTCGATTTGTGCTGCAGCGGCAGGCGTCTTTGCGCTTGCCAAAGATTTTTCAAGCGAGGCAACCGTCTTCGCTGTGGCCGCTACAGCGGCGGCAGTAACAGGTTTTTCTTTTGCGGTTGTCGCCATCTATCGTGCTCGCAAATCCATTGTTCTATTGAATTCGACGGCAAAAGCCTCCGAATCTCCTATAAAGAATTACCCATTTTGAGGGGCTTACGCGCCCCTTTATTTGTTGCCGTTGATGGACTGAGTAAAGATTCGAGCCCAGTCCCGCCAGTTTTGAAATGCCTCCGGGGCGGGCATCGAATACACATCAAAAGCCGGGAGGGTGATGATGGCATTGGCCACCTCCGCCCACTTAGGCTCGGGCAAAACCGGAATGGGCTGATCCCCAAAGTAGTGGATCATCTGCCCGTTCCAGTCAGCCCATGTCGAGTAGTCCGGAGAAAACTGGATAAACATTACGGCCTCTCGTCGCCCATCTCGGCGGTGATCATGATACGGCCAGCCTCGTAGTCCCCGTTTATGGTGTTGCTCTCAAAGACCAGACTGATCAACCGATGTTCAACTCGAAGGTCAATTTTGCCTGTATCCGGCGAAAACACAAAGGGGCCATTTTCCTCTTTTTGTCCTTGAGCAAAAGGGCGACCGACAATCTTCAAACTCATATCCCCCGACATTTTGAAGTCCGGCTCTACGCGGGTGATGTGCATCCGTCGATTGGCAGTGATCGTGCTGTCTTCCGCGGGTGTGCCACCGATGAAGCTGATGTCGCTGGTCTTCACATACGACTGGATTGCGGACTCCCCGCGATCCGAGACCTTGTTTTTTCCAAACTCATGCTCCCAGATCTCGTAGCCGCCGATGGCCTGAGTCATGATAGACCCTGCGGTGACACCGGCCACAATGTCGTTAGCGAACGTCAACAGGGTGTAGCCCCCGGTAGTGGTCGGCGTGAAGACAGCGGACACAAGCTGGTTCAACGAGGCAAAAGAATCACCTTCCGACTCATTGAAAATGAAGTAGCTGCCCGGTGGGTTTGTCGTGATGTCCCCCTCCACGACCACCTGCTTGGTATTGGTCGCGATGGGGGATACGTTATCCGGGCCGTACAGCAAAGTGTACGACGCGCCAATCTCGTCTCCAATAAAGTCCCACCCGGCCCAGATCGGACGCGGGAAGAGTTCAGTCATGTACCCACACGAGCGACGGGCACCGTCAGCCTCTCCTGCGTCGTACCAGATCTCATCCTTGACGTTGTAGATGATGGCGTCCGTACACTCGGTGGCCGTACCACGGGGGTAGAAAAACCAGATCTCGTTGTAGCGGGGAACCTTGGTCGCCCATACCTTTTGACGCTGGGAGTAGTTCAGGTTATCAAAGAGGTAGTTGACGTTCTTGTCGTTAGGCAGCACCTTGACCGCGCCGTTGTAGACGTAGAACCGATCAACACCCATCCAGAAGAACACACCGTCCATGTTGACCACAGAGTTAGAGGACATGATCGAGATCTGATTCTCAATGATGTCGTATCGCCAGTAGTAGGGGCTGGTCGATGTGAACGAGACACGGATCAAGGAGTCCGTAGCCCAGAACAGGCCAGAGGGTGCCGCCGTACCACCACGAACAGGATACCCGCGAACGACCTTGCCCGCGGCCACGTTGACGATGTTGGCCAGCGGGCCGTTCCAGTCGCTGAAGGTCTGCAGGCTTGTCGTCGCCGTGGCGAAATCGACGTTGTTGTTGGAGATCTGCCCGTAGTTGCTGTACACAAACACGAACGGGTGCAGCACAACAACACCGCCACTTGCATCGACCGGCATGAAGGTCGGGTTGGCTCCCGTGGAGTCCATCACCTGCGTCACGACGTACCGGCCAGTTGTCGGATCCGGCAAAAAGTCCCCCGCATACAGCGATGTCAAAACACCAGAGTCGATGTTGCGAAGGTTTTGTCCGGGGTGAGCCAGCAGCTTGGAGTTGCCCCCGCCGGAAGAATCGAATGCGATATCAAACTGCCAGAGATAATCCTGATTCTCTTCCAGCCCGCTCGGGTTGTAGACCTCCATCGTCGACTGGTCTGTCGGCACGTTAGGCAGCCCCGTAGTGCTGGTCAAAGCGACCGTGGTTCGGTTGGTTACAGAGCTATATGTCGACCCACCTATGGCAACAGTATAGTTAGTTCTTACGTGCGCGGTGTCATACGCCCAGAACGTAAACCCTGCGACAAACAGCGCCGTCTGGTCTCCAACAACATCAATGGTCGAGGGGCCTGTGTTGACCGCAGTCACCACGTACGTCGTGTTGAATTCAACTTGGAACGGCCCGACACCGACGCCTTGATCGTTGCCGGTGTTGTAGACCTCGATGCCCTTCTGGTTGCCGACAAAGATGTAGTTGACACCGTTTTGCGGGTTCGTAATCATGCCTCGAGGGATGCCAGTGGGGGAGGCAAACATCTCACGATAGCCACCCATCTTTTTGGCACGGCCACGCTGAAAACGAGCCCAACGACCTTCGTTGTACTCGTCCCCCTCAAACTGTGTCCCGTCTCGCTTGATCCCCGGCTTCACATACAGCGTGAAGATCTTGGATCCTCCTGCCTGTGCCTCTGCCATTTAGAAGGCCCCGCCCGAGATCAGATCCGCCTGAACACGCCCCACAAAGGTGGTCTCAAAATTGCCCACACCTGCAGAGGTGTCGAAGATGACGATGTTTTCCCCGCCAGCAGACAGCCCAAGTTGCGAGGGGTTAGGCAGGTACATGCCAGTGGTAGACTCAGGGATGAATGAGAAGCCCGGTGCCGCAGCCGTCCCAGCAGATGCCTGAACGACACCCACGCCCGTCTCATTCAGGGCGTAGAGGTAGTTTCCATCGCTCAGAAGGATGATCTGAGCGCCGTTCACCAACTCAACCGGGGTCTGGCTGCTGCCTTGGACTTGGAAGTTGATGTTATACCCGGTCTCGCCCGTGTCGTTGACGATGTAGTAAACCTGAGTCACCGCAGGCAGTTGCACCAAGAGCGAGGTCGTTCTGAAACCGCTCAGTGCAATATACCGCTGAATGATCGGGGTGTTCGTGACAAGGCTGTACGTCGATCCCGGAATGGTGTCAACGTCGTACGTCGCGGATGTAAACGTCAGGCTGTTTGGACGAGCGCGGCCAACGGTAAAGAAGTCCTGTTTGGACGGGTCTTGGTTGACGCAAATAAAGCATGAATCGCCAAGCGGCAGCGTGATGTTTACCAGACCGTCAATAGTCGAGGCCGCCGAGGAGGTGTTGATGGTCAGCGCCCCGGTGCCGTTGTTACGAACCAGAATAAACCAGCCGGTGCCCAGCGAAGCCACAGCAGGCAGCGTCCAGCTTGTTGCGCCACCCGTCCACACAAGACACGACCCCCTGCTTGACTCACTAATGTTAGGGGAAGTGCCAGAGTACTCAGAAGTGACCAAGGAGGCTTCCAGCTTGCCCAAGATGGCTGTGGTGCTGGATCCTGCAAGCGTCGAGGCGTCCGCGTAAGAGGTTCCGGCACCGAACTGCAAAATAGACCAGACACCGCCATCGGTGCTGTTGTCGACGAGGTAGGTGTAGAACGCCTGACCCGGGATGACTGCAAAGGATCCCGTGCCATCAAAGGCTTCCACGGTAAATGTGAACGCGCCTAAGTTGCGGATCAGGATGTCCTCGCCATTCGAGGCCTGTTTCGCGTTCGGGAGCGTCACAACAAGCCCCGAGGTCGTTGCCGCAAACTCCATGACTCGAGCGGCTACCTGCTGGCCAGCGTTGACGTATTGCGGCCAGTAAAGCGGAATGTCCGCGCTAAAGTCAACCGAGGCGTAGCTTACGTCGGTGGGTTGGACAACGTCCCCAGTGAAGGGAGATACATAGGTGGTCATTACGGCTCCTGTCGAACAGTGTTTCTATCGAGCATACGCTTCTGGTCTTCGCCCTTCAATGCCGCGATGGCCGTGGCGTAGTAATCTTTCCAGACAGCGATCTTGTCTTGGTTTTTCAAATATCCTTGCGCCTGTAGTAATGTCCCATAAAGAAGTGCCTGAGGTGCCTCACGGGTCAACAAATTCTCTTGATTTTCTGTATCAAGCGGCTGAATACGGCTGTAGTAGATGATCTCCAGTGGGTACGCCTGATCAGGGATCGGTGCCAGCGCCCAGTGGTCGTAGTCATAGTCGCCGTAGTAGATCGGCTGCCCCGGGTCAGACTCGGACTGGAACTGCGTCACGTAGTCCATGGATCGAGTCAGGACAGGCACACCGTTGATCTTCATGCTCGTCGTTTTGCGCCAACGGGCGGGCTTTGTGATGATCGGGTTGTTGGGCTCCAGAACCGTCTGCACCACGTTCAACTGCATCAGTGTCTTGATCTCTGCAGCGATGGACTGTTCCGTGAGCATGATCAGGTTAGGGATCTGCGCGACGAATTGTGCGTCATTTCTTTCGCTGTAGTTGATGACATCCTGTACAAGGCTGTCATAGGTCATTGCTTGTGCTGTGGTCATGTGAGTAGATTATCTCAGTTGGTTGTACTGCTCGATGCACTGGTTCAGGGCTGCTTGGAGTCGGGCTGCGTCGGCAGCGTACCCTGCAAGAAACTCTGCATCTCCCCTTGCCAGTTCCTTTCCGGTTGTTCCAGCACAAGCGGCGGCGGTTTCGGGCAACTGACTGCGCTCGGGGCGCTGGCGCAGGCTGTTAACAATGGCAGCATGACGAGCGTTAATGTTACGAATTTGACG